ACATTACATTTACATTTACATTTACATTTACATTTACATGTCCCCCCACCTCCGTACTGAGGTTGTGGGGGGCACAATCAAGAAAGGCTCGACCGCATACTTTTATCAGCGGCGAGTTCGTGAAAGGAGTAGACGGACTCCTCGTACATTCAACACCCCTGCCCGTGTTGGCGTTCAGCGGGATCCTCGTAAGGAGGATCAGCTTAATTTGCGGCTCGATGTGCTCGGCCCCCTGCTTCGGGAGCATTATCCCGTTGTTCCGGATTCTTCTCGTAAGAATCTCCTGGCCGCTTTTGATAAGCGGTGCAACTTTTACAGCGATGATCGTGCTGACCGACTGGTGGTCGAGCATTCATTGAGGCTCGCTGAACGCCTCGCGGGTACGGGTCAAGATCCTATTGAATGGACACCCGAACTATTTCATAAATGGAATTCGCAGTTCAAACCGGACAAGCAAGCAAAGCATCTTAAAGTGTTTCCGGCAATTTCAGAGTGCTTGGTTAAGACCTTCACTAACAAGGAAATATTTGTCAAGGTAGAGGCTTTGCTTAAAAGGCATAGTCCGGATTGGGCTCCACGGATTATTTATCAGTCTTCTGATATCCATAATGCAATTCTCGGACCAATCATGCAGGCGTGTACTCAACGCCTGTTCAAGTTGTGTGCTTTAGCCGATTCTTCGGATTCGGTCAATTACAAAGGCGCTTACAAGGCCAGCTCGCAAGAGTTGGCTGACTATATAACTCGTCATTCTGAGGAGGATAGCGTCTATGTGGAAAGTGATTTCAACTCGAACGACATGACTCAGGTCAGAGATGTTCACATACTGGAGGTCAAATGGCTTCGTTTACTGGGTGCCCCTATGTGGGTAACAGCTTTGATGCTGCATGCAAACTCTTTTGCGGTTACAGCCCGCAAGTATGCTGTTGCAGCACGTGTTACACATCAGTTGCCCACTGGTGCCCAATCTACGACCTTCCGTAATTCCGTCTGGAATATGTCAATAAACTATTCCTTCTGTCTTCGCCATGGATTTCGTGGTGATACTCTTGTGCTAGGAGATGACATGCTCATGCGTTTGGATAACCCCTGGAAATCCAGGACTAGGTGTATCAGGCGTGCATATGAGCATGTTTGCACTTTAGCTAGGATGCGTGCGACTGTGTTCGTGCGTCGACATCTTAGTGAGTGTTCCTTCCTAAGCAAGAATTTCATCATGACTAGCTATGGCTTTGTCATGGTTCCAAAATTTGGAAAGGCAGTTGCCAGATTCAATGCTCGCGCGTCTTCAAATGAGGCGGTCTCTGATCGTGCTTATTTGGCGGGCAAAGCATTGAGTTACTCTTATGAGTTTCGGCACTGTCCTCCGATATCTAGGAGCTATTATGAGCGCTACCTTCAACTTGTACCTGAAGGTGGTGTCAGCCTTGATGGGTTAGGTTGGAACGCGAAGGGTGACTTCCTTGACTTAGGTGTCAAGGGTATAGTTGCGGCTATACAGACGGTCACTCATGTTACAAGTCGCGATGACATGACCCGCTTTTACCATTGGAAGTATTCACTTACTTCCACTGACATCATCTTGCTTTTAATTGCAAGCTTGTTTGGTGAGGACGACTTAGACGAAGCCACGGCCGGTAGGATCGTGGAAGACTTTCTTGATTGATGCCCCTCCGGGTAGCTTACCCGGGCAAACGGATGACTGTTCGCAGTAACAAAAAAAAAAAAAAAAAAACAC